AACATTGTTAACAATCCCTTGAGTACAAATGTATAAATTTCCAAGATCATAAGTCTTGATATCAGTGTTGGCTTGTTGTGCGCCAGGACGGATGTAAAAAGAGTCATTTAACCTCTTTAACATGTGAGGGGGAATAACTAAACGAAAGTTTTCACTAGGCATACCATCTGAATGGCACTGCGAGTCTTCAACTTGTTGTTTTGTAGTTGGGTCAGGGTCAGCTGCATCCGGATTGAAAAACATCATCACTTTTCCTACTTGACCATTTGTTGCGAATTCAGACACTTCTCTCTTGTAATAAAACTCAAGGGTGTCAAATTGATACTTTTGATAATTCTTAGCAACAGTACTTCCCCATGGGAATGTTCCAGATTGTCCAATGTTGACAGGGAACTTGACAGCATTGAAATTTGGCTGGTTCGCTACAGTAACTGCAGCAATAAATTCATCCTCAACGACAGTTTGTCCACGTCTATTGGATGCAAAGTCCCGATTTCTCGTAGAACCTTTTCCAGCAAGGGCTCTTTCTCTGAGTCCGCGGGGGCCTCTGGCAGGGCCTCTACCTTGATTTCGAGTTTTATTTCTTCCTCGTCTTGGTTTCCCAGCGGCAACTACTATCGTAGTCCCTTTTTGTGCAACCGTTGCAACTCCAGCTCTTTTCTGGCCTCTCCCACGCGGTCTTCGTGGGTTTCTTTTTCCTTTTCGTGTTTGTATAACAACAGCGCTCATAAGATGCGCTTTATTCAGCTTAATTGATCTTTCTAACGCTTCTGAATAGGTTTGACACCAGTCATTTTCACATAGGCATTCACACAGGCAATATGTATCTTCATCATGGCCACAACATTTATTTAACATGTTTAGACATTGTGGATATAACATTCGATTGCCAGTAAAGAGATTATAATAAAACTCATCTGGTTTAATCTGACACTTCGCTATAATCCAGCGCTCATCCTCACGTAAAACATCATCGTACTCTTCAAGTAAAAAATCAATAATGTCCCGACAGAATTTTCTAAAAGGGGGGTCAGTCCAGCCGATTTGCAATAAACAAGTCACTCGGGTTAAAGTTGTCTCCGGAGTGAGATGTGCCTTTGGGGCATAAAGCAATGATTTCATGAGCTTATTTCGATCATATAATGGCACGGCTCTACCATTTAAAAACACAGTATGTGCGGATAAGAAATCTAAATCTTCAGGAAGTCGAGCATCTAAACTATCGGTCGTAGTTGTTATGCCAAGGGTCTTCCACACTTCAATGACTGAACGGCCATTATAAAAAGTGTGTGC